GCCCAAGGAGCATCTCCCTGTATGTCTATCGTTTTGAATACCTTATTCTCTAGGACAGAAGTGTTAAATACACTCTTCATTCTAGTTGGAGTAAAGTCTGCATTTGGCGTACCATTCTTGGCCTGCCAAGGAGTGTAAAACGTGTTCCTTTCCTCGTTGGTATTGTGCCTGTACAAATCCCCGCCTTTAAACGTATAGAAATAATTGTTCATCCCTATCATCCAGTCAGGATAATAAGAATAGAAGGAGACCCATCCGGGCCCCGCTTCGCTGTATGTTAGTGTATAGTTCGCCATAGTTATTAAGGACAAGTTCCAAATTGAATAATCGCTCCATTAGAATCCACTCGATACCAGTTGTTGGCTCCAGCTGCCGTTGTCTTGTAGTAGCCCGTGCTTAGTTTAAACTGACCATTAACATCACTGAATACTAGGTCATATAGACCGAGTACCCCAGCAGCACCATTGACATGGGCTACGTAGAATGTCTGGTCAATAGCGTTGACACAAGCAGTTGAGCTGTCAAAATTATTAAGACTAGATGCAAATGATGTTAAAGGAGCTGGACAATTAATGTCTATGTCAAATAAAGTTGTTGAGCAAATTCCAAAAACACTAATATTTAATGTAGATGGACTAGCTGCTGTCTTTGGTATAACCATAATGCATAGTCCCGGTTCTGTCCCAGTAAGTTGCATTTGTCCTGCCAATACAGTTACATTTAAATTTGTACCTAATGGAGCAAAAGTAGTTCCATTATACTCAAACTGAGGGACAGCAGGATGAGGAGAGCCTGCGACTAAATTGCAATCTGTACTGCCAATATAGGTAGGTAACCCTGCAGTTCCCTGTCTCCATCCCCATACTGGTGAAGATAGTCCATTATAGTTTACACCATTGTATGTGGCTAATATACCATCAGTCAAACTTTGTGGGTTAAAGCTAACAATAATTGCCCCTGTACCTGTTCCGACATTTGACTCAATATAATATACCCCTTGAGCTCCGTCCCCCTCTATGGCATCGCCACAAGGGATTGGAACCAGACAAGTACCAAACAAAACAATTGCTCCATTAGCATCTACCTGATACCAATTATTAGCACCTGCGTCATTAGTCTTGTAGAAACCTGCCCCCAACTTAAACTGGCCATTGACATCACTGAAAACTAAGTCGTATAATCCTAACGTACCAGAAGACCCATTTACATGAGCGACATAATATGTTTCAAGAAAATCTTTTTCACAAGCTAACTCACTAGTCGCACTCACTGTGCTTGATGAGAATGCTGTAAGCGCAGCTGGACAGGCAACTGAAATATCAAATACAGTCCCTGAGCATGGCCCAATGAATTCAAGGTTCAATATTGATGGGCTTGCTGCTATCTTTGGTATAACCATCAGCGTATTCCCCGGAGCCAATACTGTTAACTCCATTTGTCCAGCCAATACACTCACAGATGTATTTGTGCCAAGAGCAGCAAAGTCCGTACCATCGTATTGAAACTCAGCCAAAGTATAAGGAGAACCTGCCACGATACCACAATCAGCAGATTGCAATCCAATATAGGTTGGAAGCCCTGCGGTACCTTGAAGCCATCCAGATGTCGGTGAAGAAACGCCATTGTACACAACGCTATTATAAACAGCTTTGATACCATCAGGGATGTTTACGGTATTGAATCTAATTATAACAGCTCCTATAGCAGCACCTAAGTCTGTGTTAAGATAATAGATGCCTTGTAACCCATCAGCAGATATAGATTCATCACAAGGTATAGTGCAAGAAGGACAGATTTGCTGAGGTAAAAGTACGCAGTCAACTAACTCCCTTGATATGAAACCGTCTGAATAGAATCCATTGGGGGCACATACCGTTAAAGCTGCGTTCGTGAACACAGCTGTAGCGGAGCCTAGTGATGGAGCGTTTAAATAATATGTTGAACTTGTAGCCATTATATTTTATTTTTTATTTTAAACCACTTCACACCCACAGCAAACGTCAATTAAAGCAGTACTAGAGTAGCACAATGTTACAGGAGTAGAATCTCTAAAATCCCAAACAAGATACAAGTAATCTTGCAAAGCAGGCACTGTAAATTCTGCATAATTAATATTACCACCACCTTGATTTGGTGTAGCTGTACTAGCCAATCCTAGCAACGTAGTTATGTTTGCAGGAGTATTAGCATACAAGGTATTTGACATCAAGTACTTGAACTTGTCTGTAGCAGGGTTGAACACAAACGTATCCGTAGACAGCTTATTAGCAATAATTCTAAGAGTGCTAGTCGCTGGCGGGAAAGACCCCGACCCCACAGGCCCTGTCAATGCGCTGTATCTTGATACCAACGGATTCTCATCCGAAGATAAGAACGTAGTAAGAACAGATTGCAATGGTGAAGTAAATACTCCATTAGTATATCTATACTCGGTATGTATAGTTTGCTCTGCTTCAAAATTATTTGTCACAACTACTTGGACAATTGTCAAGCTCTCAGATATCGTACATCCAGCAAGCACTGAAAGGGATATGTTTCCTGTGTACTCAATAGTTATTGTTGCACTCTCAACGGATATGTTATCCTTAGGGAATGAAAGTGTACCACTGGTAGTTTCAGGACCTGTAGTAAACGTGTTACCATCATACACTACAGTTAGCTCAAATGAAGCACCAGCACTAATTGTCTGCACGGTATAGTCAATGTCAGATGAGCCCACAACAGCACCCAAGTCCACACAATACTCAAATGTTTTTGTTTGAGCTGGCAATGTACTAAGAGTGAATGTTTGCAGTATACCACAACCTAAGCACTCAGGGTTCAAAGGAATATCAGTTTCATTACTAGAAAGAACGTACTCATTCATGTATGGGTCAAAACCTCCTAGCTTCTGAGTAGAGTATGAATTATTGAACTCATCTCTAAACCAAGTACGCATACCAAGCTCAGAAATGACAGCCAATTGGTCATTTCCTGTAGAGTTACCTACCAGCTGAATAACAGCTCCTCTCTTTACATCAGTAAAGAATCTATTGAATCCCCAGTGAACATAGCTCTCAGGGTTAAAACTGATACCATACTTCTCAGTTCTTGCAATCTGAGTTCCTAATATCTCAGGGACAGATGCAATAACACCACCACCTGTAGAGTCTGAGATAATGTTTTTGCTTGACAACACATAAGAAATCTTGTCTTCCTGAAGAACAAGAATGTCGGTTTCTCTACCGTCTAGTATATAGATGTCTCCAAAGGATGGCTCAAGGACTTTGTAGTTAAGCAATCCAAGATTAAACTCGTTAAGCTTATTTACATTTGACTCAGCGCTATAAACACCACTGTAAGTAATGTCTGCAAATCTATCAGCAGCTTTGTAATCTTGAGCAGACACACTTGTAACCCTGTTGCCAAGGTTAAACTGGGTTCCGACTATTGAGTCACGAATCTTGTAACTCTCGACTCCATTTCCAAATGAGAAGCAGTTAAAGAACTTGGTATCAATAATAGCTGGAATCCCTGCGTCAATGTCTTGGTCCTGAACATTGCCCTCGTGGTTCCCATTAACAATAGGAAAAGACATATTGTTTTCAAAGAACACGTCAGGCAAAGCCTCTGATGGCTCCGTTTCAAATACAATTACATTATTGGCTTCAAAAACTTGAATGTTTGCAATTATACTTGACCTTCTTTTTTCTCCTGCGCCAGCCCCATCGCACCTTTCTGTACCTGACATTAATAATGACAACTGATTTGATGATGTGTTTCTAAAGAACCTGTAAAGATTTGTACATTCAGATGGTGAATCAGGAGCAAATGGAGAGGCAGGAAGAGATGAGGCTTCGAGCGCATCCTCTATATACTTGTTTTCTATAGGACACCCATCACCACCCACATCTTGAATTCCATCATTTAAAAATCTAGCAATATTATCTCCATTAAACCAATCCATCATGTTGTCATAGTCAGCGGAAGAAGTAAAGGTTTTTACTAAAGTATAAATACGTCTCTCACATATTTTATCTCCATCACCGGGGCCAAGTCTTTGAAACTTTAAATCAAAGGTTATTCTGCTGCCAGCAGGAACAAGGTAGTCAACATATCCAAAGCTAGGGTTATCTTCATCTACACCCGCTTGATTCATAGGGTAACTTAAAATAGGATAGGTTCCTTTTTTATCTCTCCATACCTCAATTTTACCCGGAGCAATTACACTTTGTTCGTTTTGAAATGCGTTAAAGCTATTGGCATTAATCTTTACATAAACACCAGCTGGGACAGTTATGAGCTCCTCAGGATTTAACTCACTTGGCACTTCTATAAACCCAGATGCCTGAGATGACTTCTCAAGAACGGTTGCATAAACACAAGTTTGTGTTGGACCATTTGAGTCTGCCTTTACTATCAATCTATCTCCTACCTCAACTTTTCTTGAATTCTCTCCTTCCAAAAGAAAGTATGTGTCATTGCTAAATGTATCTTTAAAAAATATCGAGCAATAAATTGTCTCGTAATTTTCTTGGTCAGGCTTAATGACAAACTTATATCTTGTAGCCCAAATTGGCGGACGTTGCGCAGGTGGTATTGTAACCTGAATAGAATTCTGAAATGCAGAACTTCCGCAAGGTATGTGTACGGTGTTATTTTCACTAACCAAAGCCGTTGATGCTCTATTGAAATCATCCATATAAACAATTCCAATCTCATAGTCTCTGTTGCTGTGTAGACTTTGTGTATTTGCTACTTCTTGAAATGTGGCACTAGCCGATGATATATCAAAAAGCTCATACACTGTTTCATTAGGTAAAATGGTACTATTGATGTACTGCATAAAAGGAACTTGCAATCCAATTACACTACTCGCAGGACTTGTAATAATGCCAAATGGTTGACCAACAAAAGTGATTCCGCTTCCTGATTTTACGAAATCATCTAAGTTGTTTTGTAATACACAATTAAATGTGTCTGTAAATGTAATGCCATTACAAGCGTTATTAATAGGCTGAATATTAGCAGTTGTTCCTATTGCATCTTGGAACTCAACACTTGTAGCTAACTCATATACCGATGAATAATCTTTTAATAAAAAGAAAGAAAAATTTAAATCTATATTATTATTTTCCTGTTCAGGCGGGTTCTCAACTGGTACAACACTTGAAAAACTTACGTGATTAATTGTAAAATCTAAAGTAATGGCAGCTCCTGCTACAAGATTTTGACCATCTAAATCAAATTCCAAAATTGAATCAGGTACTGTTACAGGAACGTAAAAATATGTTCCATTTCCATAACTAGTGTCAACCTCTTTTAATCCAATTGGTAAAGAGACTAAATCAACGCTGTAATCAAACATTACTGGAGCGCCAACATTATCTATAAGGTCATAACCCTCAATGTAATTACCATACATAAGGCGATTGCCCATAATTGTTTGGGCCTTAGCAAACCTTGGCACGTTATCGTAAAGCCTTAGTAGCTCAGATTCTGAAAGAACAGTAAATATTTTACTATTTGTAAATTGATATGTGCGATTTTCATTATTACCAATTCCTAGATTAGCCTTGTCAAGCTTTTCAATTACACGAATTAAATTTCCGTCAGCTTTTTTAAACAAAAGGTCAATTCCAACTACAAGAGGTCCCCCTGAGTTATAAGTAATTATTGCTGAGTTAGCAGAGTTAGTCATGCCTTCATTCAAAAAGCTTTCAGCACTAAAGTTAAAAGGCTTAGGAATAAACGCAGGCGCAGACCATTGTGATGTTGCACTATACTCTCCGTTCTCATATTTGTATCTGTATGCAAAACAAATAAAACGTGTTTCCAAAAAATTCTCTTGGTTGTTAACTACAGTAAGCTGTATCTGTGGAGCTTCAGTTGGTGGTTTTTTAATTACCAACAAAGACTCAGCACTAACCTCATCAACATTTGCAATTGGGTTAGGATAGTTCTTTTGAACATTTATAACTCTAGGAGGATTGTAGTCATCTGTAAAAAACAAAAGATTATTGTCCAAGATATCTACCCCTGTAATAAGGTAGTTGGAGTTAAAATTCAAAGTGGTATTTACGTTATCACCATCATTAATTGAAATGACGTGATAGGTCAATATGTTTGTGCTAACATTAAATGACACTATCAAGTCTAGCTTGCCTGTGGCTCCAACAGGAAAGTTGGGGTCATGGAGAAACCAATAAATAGTTTCGGTAAAGCTGTTCTCAATAGCTCCAATACATTTTGCAGCAGAACTTAGAGGGGTTCCATCAATATAGCTCAATGAAGTCAAAGGAGTATTGCCCTTGGTGTTTTCAATTACACCAATCTCTGATTTCTCAGTAGACCCCATCCTTACATTCATGGCATCAATATATTCTCCGTCAGGGACAACTCTTTGGTCATAGACCTTATTCATTCTCCCTGCTGTGAAGTTCCTGCTAAACTTTGCCATCTTATTTAATTTGCTTGTCTAATCCTCTCAAATTCATTAAGAGTCTACCCGGATGAATATTACTGATTCTAATCTTAGCGTTTCTCAGTAAGGCTGATTTCTCCTTACGAGCACGAGCAACAATATATTCCTGAACTCCTAATTTGCTGCTCAATATTTCATACTGAATATAGGCATAAACGTACTTTTCAAATAATTTATTTACCGTAATCTTTGAGTTGTCTCCCTGCTCCATGCCATCAGACACATACTCAACAATACATGATTGCCCAGCCATTGGTGAATCAAAGTTAATTACACCAGCTTTTCTGTCAATGTTAAAGGTAGGGTTGAAGTTAGCGGTCTCAGTATTTAAACCATAAGCGGCCCCAATATTCCCTTCAAAATACCACATCCCATCATAGTTCCATCCTTCGTTTCCGTCAAATTGATTGTCCTTATTTAGGTAGATACTTTTCTTGATACTTGTAATGTTGTCTAAATCAATCTGAGAATACTCAGGAGACAATGCGTTTCCCTGTTCATCAAATAAAATCCTGTACTGATTGTCCTGAAGATATGCTTTAGATGACAAAGTCTGAATGTTTTCAGACAATGGTCTCAACCACCCATCTTTGTAAAGAGATATCCTCACCCAATTGACATAGTCAGAAGGCAAGATGTACTTTAAATTATCAGAGACAGTAAGCTCCAGTACTTTTATTTCCTTAAACGCATCGTAGTTCAATTCTTGAATAGCCCTCTTTGCGTGAAATAGTATCCTGTAACGCTCCTCATTGTTCACTAGAGAGTGATTCCCTGAGTACATTAATAGGAAGTTGTTAACAATATCTTGAAGGCTCACATACTGATAAGAGCCCCAATTGGCATCCTCAGGAACAACGCCACCATTTTCGTAATACTGATATTGACTGATGTATGCCATGATTATTGTGATTGTTTTTGTTCTTCATTACCACCAAACTGTACTGCATCCATCTCACGTATAGACATCCCTGCATACTGAAGAATCTTCGACACAAGTTTTATTTCGTCTTCCAATGGAACTTCAAAGTCTTGGTAGTCAAGTTGAGATTGATTAAATACTGGCTCACCATTTGCCAAAGTAATGTATGTCCACTTAGGGTCTTTAGGGTATCTAAAGTAATTTGCTTCAACCTCGTTTGGCAAATTAATAGTAGCAGGATAAACTGTAAGGGATGAGCCCTCTTGCGTGTAAGCAGGATATAACTCCGTAGGAGCTGTAAGGTTTGAGTTTACAAGCATTGTAATTTTTGAATGAGTAACCTTCTCCGCTTCACCTTTAAATACTCTAGTTGGCCCAGACGCATCGTAACAAAGGACCTTGTTAATCATAAAGTAATCAAAGCCAGTGGTGGTCAAAGACGGTAGGAAAAATCTATTTGAAGCTGGAGTCACCTGAGTAAGAGTAGATGTAACTATGAATGTTTCAACTGCTTCCTCTACTGACTTACGTAAGTCGGCATAATCAGTTCCTGACATCCGAGCATTCTCCATGTTTGTTATCTTATTGTACTCAGAGAAGTACTCTTCAAACACTTCCATCTGAGCCTGCTTGGCAAACAAGTTAAAGTCTGACGGAGATATGTATCCGTAGTTGTTCTTGTTCAAAACGGATAGCACCGTATTTCTAACAGAGTTTATCATTTTTTCGCCTTTTTACAAATATACATAAAAAAAAGAGGGCACAAAAAATGCCCTCATTTCCAAGTGTTAACAAACCAATTTAACTATTTACGCCAATATAGCATCCAACATTCTTAGTCCATCAATACCTTCATCACTCTGTAAGAATCCACCAGCAATTTCATAGGGGTCCTCACCATAAGGGATTGACATCATCTTCTTTTTGTTAGTCGCTGTATTAAACCAAATCTCTTTATCATTGTTTCTCAAAATCAATAACTTGTTTTCGAAGAACATTCTGATTTTAGCTTGAAACTTTAATTCAGGGTCATTCAATATATTCAAAAACTCTCTAGGGTCTGTCTTGGCAAATACCAAAATATCACGCTTCAATTCAGCTGTGGACACAGTAGATGGGTCCTTGCCAAACATTACTCTAGTAAGAGTTTCAATCTGTTCAATAGTCAATTGACGAGCTTCTATTAACGCCTCTACCTCTAGGTTCAAATCATTTACCTCATCAGCTGCTTCCTTCTCCTTGTCTACTTCAGTAAATACAATACCATTTAATGGATGGTAGTGAAGGAACTGCTGTAGTACAGGGTTTTGCTTTGGGACTCTTAGGAACCCATCTTCAAAGATAATAGGCTCAATGATTGAGTTACCATCTTGTTCGTCTTCAAATGGAGACTTCTGATTGGTAGCATATCTAAGTGCTCTATTGACATTGTTCTTCTCATCAAACCACATAAGAGGGAATCTAGGGTGGTTTCTTGATGCTAGTGTGTAGGAAAGTGGATTCCCGTTTTTAAGTTTGTAGACCTTGTCTACAGGTGTAATCTTAGCCATTTGTTATTGGATTTAATTTGATTTAAAATAGAGAGAGTCAAAGCGACTCCCTCAATTAATTGTTACTTCTTTGCTTTAAGCTTATTAACTAATTGCTTAGCAGCAGTCTTACTCTCACTACGAGCTATGTTTCCTTTTGATGTAACTTTTCCAGCTGAATTCCTCATAGTATAGTTATAGGTTTGTTCATCTGGCTTGTTCATGTTTGTGGTATCAATTGACATTCTATATCCCTTTTTACCAACTGGAACATCCATTAATGGCGCTCTCTTATTAATAGTACTAGTCTTCTTTGCTGGTTCGTCAACAATTCTAGATGCTTTTACTGTAACCTGAGGTAGTGTTTTTGGTCCCGGTCCTTTTTTCTTTGGTGCTGGGTCTCCTCCCTTTTTCTTAATAGCCATTGTCTTTTTAGTTTAGATGTTTTTTAAAAAGGAGAGTGCCATTAAAGGCACCCTCCATTTATTTATCATCCGTATCTGAACAATACGAAGTTGTTTGCACCCAAGGTACATACACAACGCTCAGATAGGAAGTTAACCTCCATTGCATCAAGGTCGCTAGTCTGTGCACCACCAGCAGAACCAGTAATCCAAGTCTTGTAACGTCTGTCTTCAGCTTCAGAAGCTCTGTAACGAACGTGCAAGAATGGACGCTTAGCGTTCTTACCCATGATTTGGTCATACACTGAAGTAGAACCTGCAGGAACCATCAAGCCTGTGATAGTACCAGTTGCAGTAGCTGCAGTTTGGTTCAAACCACCACGCATAGTTGGGTCGTTCAAGTACTTCCAGTCAGACTTGTAGAAGTCATAACCTCTACGGAATCCAGTGAATCCAAGGTTCAACGCCATGTCAACATCATTGTCAAATAGACCATAAGATGCAGCACCTGCAGCGTTAGCTCCATTGTATCCGTTCAAGGTAGCCAACATATTGTCGATGTCGAAGCTAAGGCCACGATTAACGAACACTACGTTCTCTTCGATAGCTCCCTGCTTGTCAAGTCGAGATACGATAGAATCCCAATCAGGAAGAGTAGTTGGAGTACCAGCTCCCCATACGTTACCTCTGTTGTTAACAACATAGAAGATACCTTCAGAACCCATCATTCCAGCAGTCTTAGCACCTGAACCTGTAGCTGCAGGAACTGCTTCAATCATTGCAGTCTCAAGATAATCTTCGAAACGTAGACGAGTCTCGTGCTCAGACTTCAAATACCAAAGGTATCCAGTAGCACCGTTCTCAGTAGTTACTTCAACCCAACCGATTTGAGCCATGTCAGAACCGTTAACCGCATACTTATCTTTGATGATAATAGGGTTGTTAGAGAAGATTTCATCTTCAGCTTCCAAAGAACCAACCATTCCGTTAGTACCTTTCTTAAATTCAGAACCGTAGATGAATACAGTACACTGAGTAGAAACAGCGAAAGCTTGACCAGCAGCTTCGTAGTAAGCAACAGTGAAAGTAGTTGCAGAAGGTACTGCAGTTACGATTGCTTTGTTGAATACACCTGAAGCGTTGTTCTGAATCATTACAGTCTGACCTACACGGATTGCAATGTAAGTAACACCTGAGTCAGCTACAGTGAAAGTAGCAGTGTTTGCTGCCAATGCTGCTGCTGAAGTACAGTTGGTGTACTTAATGTGCAAACGACCTTGTTCTGCCCACTTAATCTGGTCAGAGTTAGAAGGCATCTCAGCGCCTACCATACGTAGGAAAGATGCGATAGTTCTATTACCATAACGCTCAAATTCTTTCTCGTAAGTATCAGGAAGATACTGGTTCAAGAAGTTGAAGTTGGTAATGTAGTTTGTTTGCAATGCCACCTGTTCAGCACTCGGCTGAAGTTGGAAGGTAGGATTGCTTAATAATTGACCTGCCATTGTTTTTTAGTTTTTAGTTTTTACATTTTTTTTGCGCTGCGGATTCTGAGGTTTTTACCTGAGTCAGGGTTTACCGCTCTCACCTGCATTCCTCCTGTTGGCTGCCCTATTTCAGGAGCTCTACGCTCCGTCATATTAATGTTCTTAATTTTACGAGTAACATCGTCAGTAGCATCTGACATACCTTGCTCATAAAAGAACTTGGCAAACTTCTCAGGATTCATTGCCATGGCTAATGACCTGTGGTATCCCGATGCGTCTTTAATCATGCCGTTTTCATCCAAGAACTTATTAATAAAGTTCTGAGGAGTAGCCTGCATTCTTTTCAACTCATTGGCATCACCCGGAGCAAACGAAATTCTCTTGTCGTTAATGTTGAACTCAAATCCTTTGAAATCTTTACTAAAGACCTCATCTGTCTTTTGGTCAAACCATTTACGCTTTCGATTAGTCTCCTCCTCTATAGTTTTCGCCTCACTAATATATTGTTTATAGCTATCATACAACTCCTTCTCTTCATCGGAAACAAAGCCCATACTTGACTCAAGCGGGACTTTATATTTTTCCTTCTGATTGTTGAAGTATTTCTTAGCCTCAGCAATAATTTTTTTCCTAGCTATCTTAGCTTTCTTAACAGTAGACTCATCATCCAAATCTTCATCGAATGAATAGTCATCCATCAAAGCCTCAATATCCTCACTGTCTAATCCTTCTTGAGTAGATGTGAGATAGCTTCTTAGTAGCTCTTCTGAATCCATTGAATCGAAATCCTTATTCAATTGCAAGAAATCTTCGAAGCCTCTACCTGTTTCTTTTTTATACTTTAAATAAGCAGACACATCTTCAGGCAATGGCTCTGAGTCTTTACGCTCAGCAACCAAATCATCCAATGAGTTAATCTGCTTATTGTACCTTTTACCAATATATGAAAGAACGTCTTCGTCTTTAAAGTTAAACTCTGCAGGCTCAGGCTCTTCAATAGAGCCTTCATTACTTTCTAATGACTGCTCGTGTTTTTCAATCAACTCGTTTTCTACCTCTTGAACACTCTTCGGTTCAATGACGTCTAGTGACCTTACTTTGATTTCCATTTTATTAGATTTTATTTGTACAAACTTAATTAATTATTTTAACATTTTATCGAGGTTCAAATTCAGCTAAATCAAAGCCATCTAAGCTGTCTTCATTTGATTCAAAACTCAAAGGAGGAAGGTTGTTCTTTCTTTGATTAATTAATTTAGATTGCTCGGTGTTCTGCTGGCTAATTCTTTTAGCTTTAGCATCCTCCTTCATTTTTTCTCTGTCTGTCAGGCTTGTAACGTCCATGCTTCTAAGCTGAAGATTGTACTCAAACTCTTCTCTCATCAGCTGAGATTTAAGCATAGCCTCATTCTTACCCTTCTCAATATCAAAAGCTATCTCAGCTTGTTTGATTTGCATCTTTGCTTGAGTCTCAAGCTGTATCTTCTGCATAGCAGTCTCTGATGCCAATTGCTGGGCCTGCATCTGCTGCTGAGCAACCATAGCCTGCTGTTGCATCTGCATCTTCTCCTCTCGCTCCTGCTTCTTTACTCTCTTTAGTTTAAGCAACTGATTCGCAAGCTTCAGATTCTTTAGCTCTCTAATGTCAATAGCATCCTCAAGGTTAATGTCTCCTTTAGACAAAGCCATTTGAATGTTTGCTTCAAGCTGAGCTCTTTGCTCTTCATCAGGAGAAACCTCAATAAAGATACCAAAGTCATAAATGTATAGGTCTTTAATCTCATTTAGGATAGAGACATTATACTTACCTATTTGATTGGCAAATTCGTCAGCAAAGTCAGAGTACTCTAATATGTCAGCAACTCTATATGTCAGTGCCTCTGACAAGGACCTGTAAAGGTACAAGCTACCATCAAGTATGTGACGTGTAGCTGTGTTAGAGTTAAGTGCTGCTAGTTTCTGTAGGCCAACCAAAGAGTTAGGGTCAGGCATAGAGCCATCTCTAGCTTCGTTGAGACCGGTAACAGAACGAATCATATCAATATAGTGATTCATATTGGTGATTAGCATCTGAGTCTTGCCAGCTCCTGAGTTGGAGCTAAGCTGCTGGATAGGAACCCTAGCATTGTTAAAGTCTCCATCCTGAGTGTAGCTACGTCCGATAACACTACCTGTTTGGAAGTATAGTCTCAACGCATCCTCAGGATTGTAGGCGTTGCCTGTGCCCAAGTCAATCTCATTAAGACCATCGGCATCAATGAACACACCATCGGGCACTGTACGTGCAATAACCTGCTGTAGCTTTAAGTGGGTGATTTGAATCAAGTCGGCAAATGGAATCATCCTTCTGCACAGAGACTCAATTACTCCCTTATACATACGAGGAGCACAAGCCACATAGTTTGGTAATGCGTGTTGCGATGCTGACTTTGGACGAACCATATTCTCAGACATCTTCCATTGCAAAAGAATGTTGGTACCCATAACCATGATACCTTCGTACCATACGTCAATAGTCTTCTCAATCTTTTCAAAGTTGCCCTCCTCCATCATTTCTGTTGGAGGATTAAAGTTCTCGTCCTTCTCAATTACTCTAGAACCACCGCCTTCAAGATTCTTTTTCTTGTAAACAATCTTCTTGGTGGTCTTGTAATTAAAGTAAAGCAACGTGCAAGTGTCCCTGTAGAACAAGCTGTTTTCATAGAACTGAGCCACATTGTAATAGTCATACCAAGATTGGCTGTACTGAGTAATCTCTTGTAGGTCTTCCTTTGTAAGCGATTGGTCAATCTTCATTAACTCAGATATTGGAAGAGTTTTAATTTCTCCCCAATAAAAACAGTCCTTAAAGAATGGGTCCTCGGTGTAGCTATAAATAATATTGGCAGGGTCTACGTAAGAAATCTTTACGCCTTCACCCTGAAGAAACTCATGCTTAGCGACACCTATACCAATTACAGTTAAATCATAGTTCAATCTTTTTCTGGTATCATCGTAATGATTCTCATCAAAGATAGTGTTGACAGCTTCTTCTTCAGCTATCTCAATTGCAGGCTTATAGTTAAGCTGCATATATAGTGACAACTCCTCATCAGTTTGAGGAAGGTCATCGGGATTCATAACAAAAGGATTTGCTCCAGTCTCTTCCTGAATAATCTCAAGTACAGGCTTGGCCACCATCTGGCTCTCAATCATGTCCTGATACTTACTACGCTTTGCCTGAGACATTGCATCCTGAGCGTATGCCTTAACCTTGAATAGTCGGTCAGACATACCATTAACAACAATGTCAATAAACTTAGGGAGAATAGGAACTGGAGTCCAGTCTAAGTTTAGATAAGACAAGTCTCCGTCAATAGCTAATTCATTTTTATATTTACCTATGGGCTGCTCTCCACGAGCATATAGTCTTAATCTTCTGAAGCCTTGCCATTGTCCATAGTATCTACAAGAGTTACCATCTTTTCTAAACCATTCATATTGTATAGCTTGACCAACTTGTAGACCAAAGGTATCCGATGCTTTTTCAGCATCCGTGGCCAATTGGCTAGGAAACGATACCGAATTAATTTGGATTGTTATATTCTTCATTTGTCCAATTGACTTATTGTCCCTTCGTTCTTATATTTAGCGAAGTTAATAATTAATTTCGATTCTTTTTTTTCAGGCACGTACAGGTGCTTCTGATTGGCCATTATTGCAAGCCCTGAGCTGATACAAGCATCAAACTTTGTTCGGTCATTTATATCAAATTTAGCCCAATCTTCAAGCGTTCTTGTAAATGGCATAGTCCCCATAAGGTCTGCATCTCTGTACTTCCCTTCTAAATCAAGACCAACAAATTTCTCGATATACGACTCTATCGCTGAAGCGTGAGCTTGCTTAACATCTTCTGATGAGTTTGGTATTCCGCCTAACTCTCGTTCAGTCTTGGTCAATTTAGCAAACTGTTTGTCCGGTCTGTTAATAGAAAAACCTCTGTACCCTCTATTTTTTAAGTGATACAATAATCTTGGCTTATTGTTTTCAACCAAGATTGGCATCCCATAAAACACACAAGCCATCAGTACTTCTTCGAAAAATATCTCAGCAGTCTGTGGTCTTGCGATGTACTCTAGAAAAAACTCATTTGCTGGAGCGTCATCCATGTGGAATTTAGTCATTCCATGTAACGCTCCGTTAGAACCACGTCCGCCAACCACAGCAGATATATCGTATGAATCACATCCAAATGACCCAATATGTTCATTTCCGGGATATTTAATTCCATTACGAATGTGCACATTATTGTGTAGATGTTTTGGTGGGAACCAGCTAATTGAAAATCTCCCTCTATTATCAGGGGTCCAAATTACTTCAGTGTCTTTAATGCCATCCTTCCAAGAGAAGGAACCCCTTGTAATGTAGTGCTCCTTAATCATGGAGTCATTGTAGTCTATCTGCTGATATATCTTGGTCAGGTTAAAGATAGATGATTTGCTCTCATCACGGAATGCGTGAGACTCTGTACGTGGAAACTGACGATAGAATTCATTCAGTGCGTCTGGGTCGCTCTTCAATGAATCAACTTCCGCCTCCCAATAATCTATAGCACCATTTTTAATCCAATTGCCATCAACTCCCTTTATAGGTTCATTCGGTTTATTAAATACGGGATGGCCATATAAGTCTATAAATCCTTCCATGTTCCATTCCATTGGAATAAATATGGCGTACATCCCACTTTTCGTCTGGCCGTTGGCATTACGAATCTTTACGTTTGACTCCTCATAAATATCCTTGAAGTTCTGCCCACCTTTATTCAAGGCGTTTGATGTAGAACCCATCATGCACTTTCCGATAATCTTGCTACCCAAACGTAGACAGGTTTTGGTTACACGCCAATTCTCCTTGATGTTTACAGGCTTTGTCCACTTACCGCTTTCATCGTGCGCCAAGAACAATAGCTTCTCACCATCGTATGAGTTGTCTTCAGTATTCTTCCAGTCAATAGTAGTATCGAGTCCATCGATATCTGCATCATCTGATTCATACATATTCTTCTTAGTAATCTTAGATGCAGGAACACGAAATGCCAACTCTGTCTTTGGCTTGTCCATACCGTCCATGATAGGCTTAAAGAAGAATGGTAGCCTACTATTAATTGGGACCACCTTATCGGTAAACATTTTCTTTGCATCGGCTCCAGTCTTAGACAAGATGCCAATACGTGCATCACGTGCAAGCGTGCCTATGTTGACGCATTCAGATGATGACATGAATGAGAATCCTGAACGTCTAATCTTTAGGTATATCATACCAAATGACCTTGGGTCTGCACGACAGGCCTCCCAAAATATCCAGTAGATTCTATTGGCCTCACGGAAGTCAGGATATCCTACGTCAATGCTAGACCATTGTAGATACATATAGTGTGAGCCTGTAATATAGGTCTTCACACCATTGTTCATAAACCAAAAACCTTGCTCTCTGCGGTCAAACTCTCGCTCGATGTAATCTACCCATCTATCCTTAAACTCCTTTGGCTTATCGTTCCATTGGAATATAGATTGAATCTTAGCCAACTCCTTAGGTATATCTTCTCTCTCCCAATGCTGCTCGGCTTTAGATGTGTGTCTTTGATGACACTTCTCTGGAGCAATAGGCAAAGCAATTTTCAAACCTGATATCTCTACCACATCCCCTATCTTCCCGTTCTTAGAAATAACAACAACATCGTACTGCTCGTTATACCCGTACAGCCACGACATCACTCTATTCTTGTTAGAGATTACTGCAGGAGGAATATAATCCTTTACTACCCTACACAGACTACTGCTTTGACCTTCGCTCTGCAAACCCTTGTTTAGTATCAGTTCTACTTATCCCCTTGTCTATCGCCTCTAAGCTTTCTTTCTCTGACTCTATTCTGTTGAGAATCTCAAACGCATCAAATATTGCTAACTTTTTTGTAGCCGCTGCATTCTTTAA